GGAGCCTGCCCCTCCCCCCCAACCGATGTCGGAGCCGCCTGTAGCGAGTGGTACAACACAACCCGCCGGTGATCCACTGCAAGCCCTGCGCGATCTGCTCCAGTCGCAGTTGAACATGACGCTGGATGAAGCCGCCGCGATGCTGAACGTCCAGAACCACACCGTCAAGGATAGCTGGAAGCCCTTTGGAGCGCCGTCCGGGGTGATCGTCGCTATCCAGAAGAAACTGGCACAGCAGCCACCCGCCGCGCCGAAGTCAGCATTAGACACCTTGAACACGGCAGGCTGGACAGACTCGCAGCTGAAGGCGTGGCAGGAAGTCATTAACCAGGACTACATCGGCCTGGATGAAGCCACAGTCGCTATTTGGCTGGAATACGCCGGCAGCACCGTGGATAAGCACTACAGCAGTTTAGCCGAAGCCCGCGCCATGCTGTCGGCTAAGGCACGCAATAACAAGACCCAGGTCGTCTGCTACAAGGCCCGCTATCAGGGTCAGTACACTGAGTTTGTGACCGCAGTAGGGGCAATCAAGCTGTGGGGCCGGGATCAGTTGCGGGCGCTGGGCGAGGACTACGCCGCCTTTGCCGAGACCTGGGAGAAGGGTAAGGAATACCTGTTCTCTGAAGCCAACCTTGCGCCGCTCGGCATTGACTGGGAATGGGCGGGCAAGGACAACCAGAAGTACATGCAGGTTGCCACCGATGGACTGATGTCCCTGGCACCTGAGAGCGACATGCCGTTCTAGTCGAGTAGGGGAGGGGCGGGGTAACGCTCGTCCCTCTTGGAAAGGAGTGCCAGATGACGGAGACAAAAGACATGCTGATAGACGGGCCTGAAGAACTTGAGGCGATGCAAGAGGCTGATGCCATCCGGGAAAGCCTCAAGATTGGCGTTCGTGCCTGGAAAGAAGTGGACGATAAAACCGCCAAACTTCAGGCCGAATACGACGCGGCATATTCAGAGTTTATAAGCAAGCATGAGGGCTTAATCAGAAGCCTGGAAACCAGCAAGAAAGCAGCGGCAAACGCAAAACAGACTCTTCAGGAGAAGTCTGTTGAATTGTTCAAGCTGACCGGGGAAAAGACCTGGGCCGCTTTCCAGTGCGCTGAAGGCTGGACGCTGCAATTTGACGATCAGATCATGCTCGATTGGGCGCTCACGGAAGCACCGGGGAACGTCCGGCGGGAACTGGTCACACTCAACACCCGCGCCGTGGATAAGTTGTTTCGCGCTCGCATTGAGGACGGCGGCACGATCAAGGCGTATGAAGGCTGCAAGGTGCCACCGGTCATGGGAATGCGTTCCTACACGGGCAAGGTGCTGACCGACAAGCTGGAAGCACTGCTGACCGTCCCTATGGTAGTAGAACCAGCCAAACAGCCGGACAAGGCCGAAGACCCAATCCCGTTCTAGCCCGTCATTTACCCAAACTTGTTGGAGTCTCTAACTTTCAGTTGGAGACTTCCAAAAAAAGTGCTAACATGAGGTTCTCTGAAGTGATATTTGTGACACACTGGAGTAGCACACATGGCATTGATGTAAAACAAAACCCGCTTTTCAGCGGGCTTGCGGCGGGCGCGAGGCGTTCAAACACAAGTCACCAACATCATGGATCAATCGGCGTGCAACCGATTGATTGTCGGGAGAAGGACTACCGGGGGTAGTACCTCTCGTTTGCTTTGAACACCTTACTTGCATGAAGATAGCATAGCTTTTCTCTCAGCGCAAGTTAAAGGTGGTCAACAGACCACTTATTTTTGGCAACACAACAGAACACAAGTTCCATCAGGAGCTTATCATGACCCAGTACAGCTATATCGACAACGAATTTGCCCGCAACTGGATTGCCAGTCGGCATGAATCCCGCCGGGGTGTGTTCACTCCACTGTCTTACATTGACATCAATGAGGGCAACCGTTTTGACGCTGATGTCTTTGCCCAGATTATGTTCTGGCATGAACCCAATGCCGAAACGAACCAGCCACGGTTGACCCGCCAGCGCGATGGTCATTTATGGTTGGTCAAAAACCACGCTGAATGGTGGTCAGAGACTCGGATTAACAAGCGCACCATACGAGACTGCCTGGAGCGTCTGCAAAAGCGCAATCTGATCGTCTACGAAGTGCATGGAGAGCGCGGCCTATGCGCTCCCTGGATCAGGGTGAACTGGTCTGAATTTGAGAAACGCATGAAGCTTTGGATGGAGGTAGGGGTGGTCAGTTTGACTGAAAAAGACTACCAAAATCTCTGGCTAAAGCGTGTCAAAATCACAAATGACACCATCCTTAAAGCCGATACCCCCCTGACATTTCCCGTCATACCCCCTGACATTTCCCGTCATACCCCCCTGACATCTGCCGTCATACCCCTGACGGGAAACGTCATTTCTAATACAGAGACTACAACAGAGACTACCTCAGAGACTACTCATAGAGAAAAACCTATTGCCGCGCCTTCGGCAGCGGCGGACGACTTTTCGCCAATGGGCGAAATTGATGACTGGTTAGCGAATGACTTGCCAGTACAGCCTGTCACCGAGTCAGAACCAACACCCGTCCAGGAAACCCCCGCGCCAGAACCGCCGAAGCCGACTGAGCCAGATTGGACTGGTCGGGAGATGTGCCAATTGGCCGTGCGCTACTACTTCGGTTTGCAGGAACCGAAACGACCGAGTGAGTTTAGCCACATTCAGAAACTGGTGAACTTTTTCACTGGCAAGGTGAAGATCAAGGGCAAGGGGGATGAGTGGTCTACGCACCAGCAAAGCGAAGACCCGCTGGCAGCCTATGAGATTGTCGGCTTGCGGATTTGGTTCAAGGGCAAGTTCGAGGATGCCACTTTACCGCAAAAGCCTTCCACTCTGGCGGATTACATTCCACAATTCCGAATGGCTGAGAATTACCGCCGCTGCTGCGATACAGGAGCCAAGCGCCTGCTAGAGATGCGAAAGGCTATGCAACCCGCCGTCGTCGAACCGGAACCCGTCCTGAGCCATACCACACCGACTGCGCCGCCGGTCGAGGACGATCACATCTCGCCAGAGTTCGATTTCCTGCCCGGTGAAAGCCTTGG